CAAGCAATATTTGGATAAGCTTATAGAACAAGAACTAAAAGAAGATCAAGATTGGTGGGATCAAAAAGCTAAGATGGAAGCTACTGAAAATGAGACAGTTGATATGCTTTATGGAGTAGATAATGAGCAGTAAATAACACATTGCTTGACATTTGCGCTCATTTATTATAAAATGCGCTTATTTTTCTTATAGTTTAAAGGTCAGGATTCACCTGATTATAAGACTACAATATATAACGTGTACCAAATTGGTACACAATTAAAAAATAGAAATCATGGCAAAAATAAAATATTGTCACTATTGTGCTGCAGATACTACATTTCAAGTTAACAGATGCGGTAGATGTAAGAAGGCTAATACGCATAAGAATAATAATTCTAGATGGGATAGAGTTAAATTAAAAGAATTAAAATCGTCATATGATGGCACCTAATACTTAAGTAACATGGGACGTATGAAAGAATTGTATATAAAAATGATTGAAGAAGACTGGCAGGGAACGCCTGAAGAGTACTTAGCTAATCATAATAAACCTAAAGACACGTGTCCTAATTGTTCTAAATCATCCTTCTCTTTACAAGAAGATGGAGACATACATTGCAATACATGCGGATATGACTTTATTAGGTTAGATGATGGAGAATTAAGGTTTAAATAAATATGGACAACTTATCTTTATATGTCCAATAAAAGTAAATAATTGAACGTGTACCAAATTGGTACACAAAATAATATAATTAAAATGAAAAAAGTATTTTATTTTACCGCAGCATGCGTGCTGTGTATTGTAGCAGGAGTAACTCTTACTTCTTTTGCTAACCCTATTTCTGCTGATACAGCAAATATAGAAACTGTTACACCTTTTGATGAAGGGTGGGAAAACGGCTACTGTGAAGGCTGGAAAGATGTTAAAGGACAAAACGTTTGGTGTCCTTCTACACCATGGGCACCTACTCCTGATTGGGATTGTGGAGACTCATACAGATGTGGATACAACAGAGGTTTCAAGTTTGCTAGATGTAAAGCTCAAGGTTATACAAACTGTACTAAGTAATATTATTTTAAACTAATATCAGCTCTTGAACAGAGCACTATATAATTAATTAAATTCTAAAAAAAGAAAGAATGAATAAGAAGTATAACAAGAAAATGACTGATATGATTCAGCATGCTTACAAGACAGCCCCAAAAGGCACCAATCAATTAGATATAGCATCACGTATATTAGATGATTACAAAACTTTATGGCCTAAGTCTAAAAGATTAGCTAATATGACACCAGAGAAGATAAGATCTAAGTTTCATACTTTAAAGACACAAGGTCTATATGTAGTATCTAAACCTACTATTCAAGAATCATCAGATCCTAATATAAGTAATATGTTAAGCAACACGTCTATGAAAGAGTTAATGATTCATTTAATGAATAAATCAGATAACTTAGAGTTTAATCTTAAGGATAATAAGATAACTATAGAATTTAATCTGTAATGATTAATGGTGAAATAGAAGATGATGTCACTATCATCATCTCTGATCCTGGCGACGAACAAGCTTACTCATATGTAACTAGAACACTATGAAGAAAGTCTTTACTGCTACTCTCATCAAAAGAGACGGTAAACTTGAACATGCCTTAGACTCTAAGAAAGAACTTTATAAAGAATTCCTATCCTCAATAGAGGAGGGTTCTAAAGTAGAGATCTTCTTGGATGTCTCAGGTAATTCAGGAAGCAAAGCACAGCTAGCTAAAATTCATGCCATGATTAGGCAACTTGCAAATGATACAGGGGATGATTTTGATTCCTTAAAGCTCTATATAAAAGATAAAGCTGGTTTACGTATAGGTGATGAATTTAAGTCTTTCGCAGACTGTGACTCTGATGAGCTCAACAGCATTATACAAGTTATATTAAAGTATGGAGACTTCGCCGGATCTAATCTTCGGTAGGAGTCTTCGTCCTTTCCTTTAACTCTTCATCAGTAAGAGGCTTATCATCAGGACTTCCTGTATAGGTAGCCTTAGTAAAAGCTTTAACCGCATCTTGTTTTCTTGCTGACTCAGCTACTGTTAACATCAACACATATATTGACCACAGTGCTTTATCTCTCTCTGTAATTTCATCTTGAGGTACTCCTTCAAATGCTTTTTCAGCTTTAGAGAAAAAAGCTAAGGTCTCCTGTTCTGTTAATTTAGAAAACATATGTTCCATTGTTATCCTGAGAGATCTTATAAACTCCCCTGACATTGTCACTGTTACATTAACATCATCCGGGATTGCTACTATTAAATCCTCAGGCCAAGTCTCTAAACTTGCAAACATTTTATCAAATGGTGTATCTACTATCATATTGTAAATATAAGATAATAACATGATTATTACACCATTATATGATTAAAAATTCGTATCTTCACTAACCCAATAAACCCTTATGATAAACGATTCAAAATACAAAGCCATAGATCAAGAAGTAAATCATTTTGTAAAAAATGTAAGATCTAAATATGGTGTCAATGTGCATGTTGTACTTGGCGGTCTTACAACACCAAGAATGTTAAAATTGGTACCTCTTGAAACTTTAGCTGAAGAAGCTCATAGTGCTATGGTCATTTATGATCCTACACTACAACATATAAAAAGCCTTAAAGAAAAAACTAGAAAACGTGATGTAATTCAATGGGTTCATTGTTTCTATCACATTGCTTGGAACCAGGGTTACTCTAAAACAGCTATAGGTAGAGCTGTAGATAGAGATCACGCTACTGTTATACACGGTATAAAAACTGTGGACAGTTATTTAAGTATTAGTGACCTTATGGTTAGTGATATATATAATAACCTAATGAATCACTATAAAGACAATGTGGGAAATTTTTCAGAAAATTCTAAAAGATAAGATCACACCTAATCAGCTTATGCTGTTATATGCCTTTGACCAAAGTTTAGGAATCCCGCAGATTGATGCACACTCCGAACTAAGAGGGTTAATAACAGAAAAATATATGATTAAGAAAGGTGATCACTATAAAATTACTCCTTTAGGTAGGGTTAAAATGAGAAAGTATGACAATTACTTTAACAAAGCCAAGAAAAGAACTAGTGAAGAGTTAATGGGCAAAGATTTTGATGCTAACATTACTAAGTATAGGGAGCTTTTTCCTAGACAGAAACTACCTTCAGGTAAACCTGCACGTCAGAATGTTAAAACATTGACGGATGGATTTCGTTGGTTCTTTGACAACTTTGATTACACATGGGCAGAAATACATAATGCTACCCGTAAGTATTTAAATAGTTATGAAGACGATGGGTACATGTATATGAAGAACAGTCAATACTTCACGGTAAAAACTCTTCCTAATAAGGAAAGGGTCTCTGAGTTGGCTGATTACTGTGATATCATTCGTGAAGGAACAGATGATGACATCCAACACTTTAAAGAAAAGGTTGTATAATGTCAGACAAGCACGCATGGGCAGGACAATATAGTTCTTTTAATGAAGCCCTAAAGTATATGTTAGACAGACAGTCAGGTAAAGAGAAATCTATACAAACACCTTGGCCTAAGTTTAATGATGCTATCACAGATGGATTGGAATGGAATACGCTGACTGTAATCGGAGGGAGACCAGGTTCTGGTAAAACTCTTATTAAAGATCAGATTGTTAGGGAAGCTTTTGTTAGAAATCCTCATGAAGACTTCCGTGTACTCGAGTTCCAATTTGAAATGGTTGGTAGAACCTCTGCTATTAGAGAGTTCTCCTCACTAACAGGTAAAACGTATAAAGAATTATGCAGTGCAGGTTGTACTCTAGATAAAGATACGTTTAATCAATGTCATTCATATGCTAAGGGTAGAATTAAAAACCCTGTTGATGTTGTGTCAACACCTCTTACTGTTAATCAGATGAGAGAACAAATCGACATGTATATGAATGAGCATAAAGGTAAGAAGACTATTATTACCTTAGACCACACTATACTAGTCAAGAGAGCACCTTACCAGAACAACAGGTTAGACATGCTATTTGAACTAGGTGAATTTTTTACTCAAGTTAAGCGCGAGTATCCTGTTATGTTTGTTGCTTTATCACAACTCAATAGAAATATTGATAACCCTGAGAGAGCTAAAGAAGGAGCATATGGTAACTATGTATTAGAATCAGACATCTTTGGTTCAGATGCTATGTTACAACATGCTGACACGCTTATTGGTATTAATAGGCCCGCTAAACAGAAGATCAAATACTATGGACCAGATAGGTACATAATAGATGATGACAAAACATTAGTTCTTCACTTCCTTAAGGCTCGTAATGGGGACGCTCGAATGAGTTTCTTTAAAGCTGCCTTTGAAAGAATGGAGATACTTGAAATGGATACACCTGCGCAACAGCAAAGAAGATAATAATTTAATTATAATATATGAAAACAGAATAAGATGACACCATCAGAAAGAAAAGCAAAAATAAAGGAGCTCTATAAAGAGCATGCTGAGTACTTCAGACTCAATGATATAGTAGACCCTATATATATACCAAAAATGGCTTATCGTCCGGGAGATAAAGATGAAAAGTTTATAGCTTTATTCCCCAGTGAATTAGAGCACACTAATGATATGTATACTGAGTTTGTTAGTAAAGAATATGAGTCAGAGGACCCTAAACGTACTCTATATAAGCTCCATTACAATCCACATTGGTTAGAAGAATATGAAATTTCTACTAGTTCTTCTGGATTTACACGACATATGATTCCTGTTGCAGAACTTAAAGTTATAAATGATATAACTACACGTAATGCACCTAAGATCACTGAAGTAAAAGACTTTGGTCTTATGAATCCGGACCAAGATTGTACATTAAATAATGTAACTTTAAAAGATATAGCCGCGCTCTGGTTTAAACAACCTATCAGCGATAAAAAATGGTTAAACAAAATAATTTCAACTCATAAATAAATGGCACATTCAGTATTAGTAATAGCAGAATCCGGCGGAGGAAAGAGTACATCTATACGTAATCTAGACCCTAAGGAAACTTTCGTAATTAACATTGCTAACAAACCATTACCTTTTAAGGGGTGGAGGAAGCATTATACTATGATTTCTAAGGACAACCCTAAAGGAAACATGACGGCTGCATCGCAACCAGGAGGTATAATGAATGCAATACAACATGTCAATGATAATATGCCTCACATTACCAACATCGTAATTGATGATTGGCAATTCATGAGTTCATTTGAATACTTTGACAGAGCTAATGAGAAGGGTTATGATAAATTTACTCAGATAGCAGCCAGCCTTGCGCAGGTAGCAAAAATGCCTAAAGACTTAAGAGATGATCTTTATATGTTCTTCTTAACACATGCAGAAGAATCTACAGATATGAATGGTAGACGTAAAGTAAAAGCAAAAACAATTGGTAAGATGATTGATAATGCATTAACTTTAGAGGGTCTATTCTCTATAGTCTTATTTGGTAGAGCAGCTCGTGATG